GACCGAAATACTTGGCAAGGTCAGGACCAACATTGTCGTCCATCTTCCGGGCCAGAGCCTCAAGGTTTCCGATCACGTTATCATTACTGTAATAACGGAAAGGCTGGGGTACGGTTTCCTTTGCTACTGCCTGCGGAATCATGGTAGGAACAAAGTGAGTTTTCCGGGTTGCTCTTGCGAGAATATCCAGAAGGTTATCACCAAACTGACCATCATGGTCGGCGTAGTACGAAGCCCAACGAGGCTTGTCTGTGGAGGAACAACTGATTCCACCAAGGTCATACGCAGTTCCAGAGCCATCATTGTAGCGACCCTGATAAGCGTTCCACCCACCAGTACTACCATCAGTACCAAGGGACAACCACGAAGCAAGACCGTGGGGGTTCTTCTTGTCGGCTGCTTTGGCTGGGGGAAGAATCAACTTCACCTGCAAAAGTTCACCAAACTCACGATACATGTTCAACTGTTTGCCAGTCAAGTACTTATAGATACGTACTTTGTTACCGGTGTTCATTGCCAACTCAAGACGGTTGTAGTCCATGTTCGTTGTAGCGTGTGCCCAGCGAACTATGATCTCTTCGTCAGTGTTGACTACGTTATGGGTATCCTCTTCCCACAGCGAAATCATCTTGGCATTTCCGGTATCCTTCAAAGTGATGAAGTCTTTGATAGAGTCACCACTATCACGTTCAGCACCCTGCATCCATGTGTTGTACAGTTCGTGACTGATATCATTGAAGGTCATTTCCAAAGCTTCCTTACGGTAAGAAGCCAGAGTTGCGATTCCAACATCTACTGCTTGTTCTACTGTGATGTCACTCATTGACATTTCTCCTTTTTGTTACGCCTCGACACCTGCTTCCTTAAAGGCATCACCCACGATTTTCTCCATCGCTGCATCAGTGCCGGGCTTGGGTTGTTTTTTCTGATGTTTGTTACGATTGGGTCTGGAGGTCATCTGCTTCTCTCTGCTACGGAGTTCTTTCGATACTTTCCGCATTGCAGTTTTCTCACCGTTATCACCTTCGTAAAGTGTGACAGCACTATCAAGGCATTCCTTGAACGTCCCGAAGGAACCTGTTGAATACAATGCTTGTGCCTGACCGAACACTTTCGCTCTCGCTCTCACGGAACGGTTTCGCTCATCAGGCAAGCCATCGCCATTCATAGGCAGCTTGTCATAACTTCCAAAGACGGGGTGATCTTTCGCCATGTCATCCAGCCGTTTGTTTGTATCACAGAAGTTATCATAGTTCTCTCTCTGTTTAGCATCACCGGCTCTCTTCTCATCTGCTTCTGCGACAGTGTTTAGAGATTCAGTAAGCTGTCCGACTGTAGCATTGAGACCCTTCACAATCTTTGCCATCGTTGGATTTTCTTTCTCCAACTCTGCCATCTGTTCATCTGTTACTAACCCTGTGGTCTCAACCTTCTCAGTCTTTTTTGTAGCAGGTACGCTATCTTCCTCAGAAGATTCCTGTACGTCACCTGTTTCCAGCAATGAAAGGATGTCCTTGACAATGTTAGGGTCAACATCGTTAAGCTTCTGAACCATCTCTTCATCGTAACCTAATACCTTCAATGCTTCAACGTCTTCGGCTATCAGATAATCACCATCTTCGGTGTCATCGTCATCGCCTTTGTCGTCATCGTCATCGTCAGTATCGTCGTCTCCTGCAACGGAGTCGTCATCACCAGCATCACTGGCTTTATCGTCATCGCCTTTGTCGTCGTCATCATCTTCGTACTGATCATCGTCGTCGTCGGCGTGGCTTTCATTTGCTTTGTCAATAGCGGCGGCTACGGAAGCCGGGACACCATCAATCATTTCGTCTGCGTCTTTGTTATCTTCTACTTCGTTACCTTCTGCATCCAACATAGCTATCTCCCTTACTGCTTGACAGTCTCAGTTTCAGTTGACAACTCAGCGTCCTTGAAGTCATCAGCATCTTTATCCTTCTTGGCCCTTTTCCTCTTCGCAGTGATAAAGCTATCGCCCTTCGCCTCACCCTCTTCAATCGCTATCTCAGCGACATCCTCAAGGTAATCAACCAGACCGTCAGCCAGTTCACCAGCAAAGCACTTGCCCTCTGAGTCTTCCAGAAAACATGTGGCCTTCTTTGTACCAGCACTCAGTTGAATAGCCAGTGCCCAATTAGCATCATCGGGTCTGCGTAGTCGGATAATCTTCATCCGTGTGCCATCGCCCAAGTCCTTCTCGAAATACATACCCTTCAAATTCTTACCCATGTGTGTCTCCCTATCCAAATGAATTTCTGTCTACCCAATTTCGTTCATGTAGTCTTTGTTTTTGTTCGGTCAGATTCTTGAGAACCATGTTACAGTCCTTGTCGAAGGTTGCACCCGGATGGATTTTGAATATAGAACCATCGTCTATCTGTGACTGATGACATCCAAGAGAAAAGGATGTTCTTTCCTTGTCACCGCATACTCGATTTTGGATGGACTGTAGTGTGTGTTCCGTCTTTCCACCGCAGTCCTCACAAGATACTACTTCTTTTTCGTTGTCCCTGCACATAGGCTGCAAGTCACTTGTAATATGCTCACAGTCTTCACAGAGAAAATTGTAGATTGGCATCTATCTCCCCTTATGGTTTTTACCGTTTCCTTTAGCCTCTCGCTTTAGTACGGACACATCGAAGTTGAGATACTTAACAGACAATCGAAGCAAATCAATGTTTGCCTGTATCTCCTTCATTACGTTATCAGCCGACTCATTACACTTGCGTTTCATCACATCCGTTGCGGTGGGCCAAGCTTTAGCTGGGTCCTCTTCAACGTATATTAGCCTACTGATCTCAAGTAACTCTTTACATACATGTCTCTCAAATTCAATGTGCTTTTTGAAGCTATCTTCCAATGACAAAATACTCATAAACCACCTGCTCCCCAGCGTCCTCATTCTTGATGTACACTGTACCGGTAGGTTTGAACACTGCAAATTCCCCAGCCGGGACAGTTAGTTCAGCGTTGAAGGTAGTGTCAAAGCTTGTATCAATCTCCATATCGTACTGCACTGCTTTAATAACAATGAGATCAACAGTGCCAACACCGCCAATATCAAGGGCCTCTTCCGTATCTGCCGCCGCCTGAGTCTTGTAGTTCTCTGCTTTAGCGGCTGGAGTCTGAGCCATTGTAAACCGGTCAAGAAAACTTGAGTCCTTTCCAAGACCCAAGAGTTCTGCTACTATACTGATACTGGCACTTGCAGCCATGATTAACCTTTCTTCTTCTTATCACGAAGTTTTTTAATCTCAGCAGGAGACATACCAGCCGCTTTCAAACGCTTCTCGATTGCAGTGGTTCGCTCTGTCTCATGGTCTTTCTTTTTCTTCTTGCCAAAGATTCCCATCTTTGAGGCTTTACCGTATGCCGACATTATACTTCCCCTTTCAATGCTGAGATGATTGCTTTACCAACCAAGTAAGCATCTTTGTCTTTCAGTTTTTCCTCAACGGCTGCTTTGACTACGTTCCCAAGGGTATCATCATCACCGACTTTGACCCCAGCAGATTCCTCAATAGCCTGTACGATAGCCTCAGTAATGAGTCTTGTCTGCTCGTACTTGTCATCAGCCTCAACGAGTTTCTGTTTCTTCCGCAGGTTTGTGTAAACGCCCGCCAGCACTGAGAGTAGTGAACTTATAGCAAGAGCCGGTATAGCTATCGGATTGCCAGTAGCAGCCAACCCACCAACAGTACCATCAACGACCTTGATCGTGTCACTCTTGATCTCTCCATCTTTCGGAATAAATACGGAGTCAAGAACAGCACAGCCACCAACAAACAGTACGATACATGCTACGAATGTCAATATAGTATTCTTCATCATTTTCCCTTAATCTGTGTATGTTGCTACAATTTCCTCTTCTTTGATGACAGCATAATGCTCGTCACCATCACTGATCAATGTCCCTGTGTAGTCAGCAAAGAGAACCAAATCGCCTATGACAAGTTCAGCAACCTGCTCACCGATCTCAACAATTACGCCACGTTTCTCTTTCTTGTCTGTGTTACCCGGAAGCAAGATACCGCCGCCCGATACATCATCAACTTTGTTTCTCTTGATCAGTACTCTGGTTCCTAATGGTGTGATTCTCATGTCTGTCTCCACTAAACTACATTGCCATCATGTTCTTGTTTTTGTCGAGAGTTTGCCGCTGCGGAATTAGGATTCGTTCCTGTCCTTCCGTCCTGTACATCCTTCGACTTTACTTTACCTTGTGTCGGTGTGTATGGGTTCAACTGAGTTGACGTGTTGGGAACTGCTGTTTCGTACCAGTCGTCCATCCCACGTATGCCAGCCATCTTGCCCAAGTACTTCGTGACCTTTGGTACATTGAGTGAAGCCCCCTGTTGTGCTCCGATCTGAGCCGAAGGAAGAATCCACTGAGTCAACAAACTGAGGACTCGGTTAAACTCAACACCCGGAGACAGTCGCTGCATGGAGTACGGTTCTACTTCAAACTCATAATCCCAAAACTCGCCATCTCTTGCAGCCCGGTCAAAGGTAACTTCGACATCACCATAACCGTCAATCCGCTTACATTGCGGAACAGAAATTAGCGGGTCACTCCAGAAGAACCAGCACATCTTATTGCTGATGCTCTTGGTAAAATCATAAACAGCTTCGGTCATATCATCGACAGACTTTGAAGCATTAGCGAAGGACAGTTGATCTTGTCCAAGCGTATTGCTGCCTGAGTTCTGACCACCTAACGTATACAGGTTGTTACCCTGCATTGAATACTGTTGCTCTAAATAGTTAATCCAGTTGTAATGCTCAGGGTCAATACCGTCCCACTTGATATCCTTCATGCCATCAACATTCGTTACCTTGATAGCTTTCTGGTCCGGTGCTGCCGCCAATCTCTCAGCGTCTTCTACTGCATCACCCTCGTAAGCAAGCACAGTCTTTTGTGCCTCTGCTTGTTTACGCATCTTATTCACGATTACATTCAGAGTTGAGTCCAAGTCCATCCAGTACCAGACCGGAGGGATAGGCATTGCTGTGCCGGGGAACTCTTTGAAATACAGCTTGTCGTAGGGTCCACCTTCCGGGGTTTCCGCTTCAACCGTTCGCAGGATTGTTGCCGACTTGGGTTCGATTGTTACGATCACCTGTTCATCAGGTATCCAGAAATCTGCCAGTTGGACATATTCTTTCAGGGTGCTGTACTCGCCATCCCTGCCTTCACCCTTCGCAATCTTTTCAGGACTGTACTGATCTACGTCACCATGTAGTCTGTAAGAAGGATTCAGGATATCCCGATGTTTGTGAAACTCTTCCCTTGCAGCTTCAATCGGCATCCTATAGAAGTTACCCTCAAACTCGAAGCCATCAAAACAAGTTGCAGTTGCATCACCTATGTAATCTATGATATCAATCGGGTCAGAGTATACTTGACCAATCGCATGTGTATGCCCGAAAATTGATATCTCAGACTTCTTTGTTATGCCCGTCTTCATAATACCAAGACCAAGCATAGCATCACGAACGACCGGCCTCAAAGAGTTCCTTGCAAACTTTATCTCTTTGATAAGGTGGTTGAAGGCCAACTCCGTTGTCAAAGCGAATGGTCGGAGATGTGTCTGTTTCGTGGTTATCAATAGCTGAGGATTGCTCATCACAAGATACGGAATGAGAATACTCAAGCCACGATCAATCAGGTTAATGGGATGACTCTTATCAGCCCCGTCTCCACTCTTCGTGAAGTAACCAGACTCTAATGCCCTCAGCATCAACGCTCTGTTTGCCAGAGTCGGTTTCACAATCGTCTGCCAAGTTTTTGTACTCCTGACAAGTCGCTGAGGAAATGAGAGCCTCACATTTTTTTCTTTGAGTGTCGAAGCCATAAGTTACCCTAATATATAAAACGCTTAGTTTCTTTCTTAGCCTGTTTCCTTTGTCGCATACGTTGTCCAAGACTCCTACCATTGGAAGCTTTTTGTTTCTCAACCAACGCTTTCGGCTGATACGTCAAAGCCAAGCAACACAAACCAAGAGCGATTACTCTGTCTCCATGTGCTGCATTTGCAGAACCATCTTCATCTTCTGCTGCCTTAGCCGGGTGTGGTGTACCTGCATTGTTAAACAGATACGTTTCCATTTCCCTTATCGTCTCTTCACAATGGGTAATCAAATGCTTTGTCTTTGGGTTCTTATCCAATCCCGCTGACAAGGCAATATCCAAATCCATGAACAGATGAAACTTTGTTCCGTCCGGTCCCTTTGTGTTACACCAGCCAAGTTTGTTCTTTTTCTTTTTCCGTTTGACAGTCTCATCTCGACGGACATATATGAAGGGATATTGATTTTCGACTACCCTCTTCTCAAAGACACCGCCGATTCCATTCGATTCCCAAATCAGGTATGGTTCTTTGTTCCGTCCACCAATCCACTTACAGAGTGCGACTGCGACATCTGCGAAGTTTTCCGGTGATGTATTAGCATCACACCACTGACCAACTTCCTCACCAAGATTGACATCAACGATACTGAGCACACTGTTGCTTGCCCCACGACCAAGACCAATATCCCCGCCAACAATAAAATGATGTGATTGATCTGGACGACCATTATATAACTTCCCCCACCATCTTAGACGACCTACTCCACCGTAAACAACCTTAACACCCACGGCTTTGTGTTTCCTGTCGTACTGAACAATAACGTCTCCCTCGAATTTTGGCTTAAAAACGCAGGTTTGTTCCATTCGACGGAGCGTTGTCGGCGTAAATACCGATGAACCAGAACCTCTTGGCCTCATATCCAGATTGCAAGCGATGTCTCTCGGTCGTCTTGTTCTACTCTGACGATCATACCAGACACTACGCCAGCCACCTTCATTCGCGTCACCCTTGTCAGCTACAAACTTGAGTTCTTCAAGCTTCTTCGACCAAGGACACTCAGCGTGTTTCCTTCTGAGGTCACTCAACTTAAAGCCTACCATCGGCTCGATCTCGTTAAACACTTCCGGTATCAACTCCCGGTAATACTCAACGTCTTTGATCTCAATGATATCGTAGTCAGGAGAGATATACTGCCCCATGTTCTTCGTTGGGTTCTCCCACCACGGCATTTTGATAACCGGTATCTCACCAAACTTCTGTGTGATCAACTGGTTGTAAGGATGTTCAACACCCCAAAAGTGAGTACTGTTAAAGATAACACATTTCGATGTGTCATTAACAGAGTCATTGATATTCAGTGCCATGTTATGATCTATACGACCATACTCATCGACCAGTATACCTTTCTGCCGGTCGCCTGCACCGAAGTTCTCGTTTGTTGCTTCACCAGATATGACCGAAGAATTGTCCAAGTTCTGCAATAGCATATACGTTTTCAATAATGCCGGTCGCATCCAATTCGGTAGAGTTATAAAGGCATAGCAGATTTTGTGCATTAAACTTTTATGCAATCCTATAAGACGCCCATCTATAATCTCCACCCCTTTATCGACATACTCGGCTTTCCTTGAGCCAACTAAAAACTGACTCTCAGCGTCGAGTAGAAAATGCCCAGCGAAGGTCTTACAGATGATCTCGGTTGCTCCTTCTTTTCGAGACTTGTCGATAACCATGTTATGTTGATTGAGGATACTTTCGTGAATAGCATTGACAGCTTTTTCCTGATGCGGCCAAAGTATGAACGGACGGTTTCTAAATCCGGTCGGAGCCTCAGCATCATAAACCCAAAGAGCAGAGTTGAACAGAATCTTTATGTCAGCCCAACAAAGTTCTTTATATATTTTCTGCAACCCTGTGTCTTTTGCACACTGTTCATGGAACTTCATTCTCCATGCAATGTTCTCAGCCGGGTCGCCGGGAATCTGATTGAAAAAATCGGTGGGTGTGTCAAGCATTTTATTTGTCATCTTCAAGACCCTCAAGAAATTCATTGTTGAGTTTGTTGTCAACCTTCGTGTCAACAACGATAGCGGGGGGGATATCGTTCTTGCCCCGAACCTCGCCATCAATCACATCAATGATTTTGCTTTCAACTCTTTTCGTTTCCTTATCCATACAATCAGCAGTCTTGAAAGCAGCCCCAGCGAGTTTACGAATGTCGGAGGATTCAAGTACTCCAGTGATGTTCACGTTGAGAGTCTTCTTGGTTTCTTCGATAGTGATTGATTTTGTGTTGCGATATTCATCCGTGAGATTCAACAGGAAGAACTGTAACAGGTCTTTGTCAGGAGGACGGTGTTTCGTTTTCCGTGTCTCTTTCTCAACAACAAAGATATACTCTTCTGAGTCCGGGTCATCCGGGTCCCAGCTTTTATTGATGATTCTTTTCATAGTCACATCAACATCTTCGTAGTCGTATCCCATTGCGGCTTGAAGACCGCTTGCTACAAGGTGAGCCACAGCAATTAGTTTTGCTGAGGATTTATTATCCGTGGCTTGCTTGAACTCTGCATAACGTCTCTTCCACGTTTTGATTGTTGCGGGTTTGACACCAAGTACAAAACCGACTTCTCTTTCGGTCATACCTGCTGCCACTAAGCGTGCTGCTACTTGTACAAACTCCATATTGTACTTAGCACCCTTGCGAATTTTTCGTTGGATTACACTGTCTGTAGTTGACATCTCTCACCCCGTACAAAAAACATTCGAGTCTTTTTGATGTACCGGTCCTGAGAGCGTGTAGTCTTGTCCATGTCCAACAGGACACGACACGCATTACACATATCATACAGACCCCAAGAGTCCTCTCGTTCCTGAAAGTGCTCTGTGTCCTTGACTATCTCACATGTCTTGCATAATTTCGTTGGCATAATCGTTGCCTCCCTCTATAGTATACGCTATATGGGGGGGTGTAATGGCGAAAAACGCGAGAGTACCCGGAAAAAGTAGTCAAAAAATTTATTCCATTTTTCTGAAAATAGTTGTAAGTCCTTTGTTTTAATACAGTTCCGTCTGATTCTGGACATAAAAAAACTTTGAAAATACTCCCTTAAATCGTGCTAAATAAAAAGGGAGTTGCTTCTAAGTGAGCAAGGATGCGAACGAGTCCAAAGTTTTCACGGATGAATCCAACTCGAAAAGTCTATCTGGAAGCAGGATGCTGACACTAAGTTTATGTTCGCAGTGAAAGTGAGAGCAGGCGGCTCGGTTAATACAGTACCACTACTACATGTACGAAAAGGAAATTTTATTTATTTTTTTGCGAACCTTATTCTCTGCGTAGCGTATAGTTAAATGGAAAGCGAAATTATTCGTTTTTAATTGGAGACAAACTATGAGTACCAGAGGACCGTTAATTGATTTGGGACTGGACTTCCCTAAGCTTACTGAGAGACAACGAGATGCACTGATCTGTGTTCATCCTTATCTTGATGGCCTGTCATACAGTAAGGCGGCAGAGCACTTGGGTATCAGTATTGATGCTCTCAAAGAAAGGCTACAAAATGCCTTCCATAGAATACCGTGGTTACAGGAAGACATGAGAGTGAAGAGAGAACAGATGGCAGCACAGAGACGGAGTATTCGTAGACCATCCCGGTTCGGTGACATGTCAATGATTAGTAATGATGGTGATCACGATACGTTCCACGATGAGGTCATACTGAGGAAGTTCTAATGGACACTCAACTACGAACCTATTCTGAGGTGGTTGATTACTTCAATGCCAGAGACTTTAGTACCTGTGCATTCGATACTGAGACCAACTCATTGATGTACCGTAAGCTACGAATGGAGGGCTGTTCGTTTGCAAACGGAGAATCTGCATGTTATATCAATCTGCATAACAACCCACAGAAAGAGGGTATCATAGACCATCTGCATTTTATGTTCAGGCATAAGATCAAGTCTCTGATAATGCACAACGCTCCCTTTGATTTGAAGGTGCTACACAAAGAAGGTATATGGGATGTGACTCCTAAAATCTTCTGTACGATGACAGCACATCACTTGATCAATGAGAACTCACTACACGCATTGAAGTTCCTTGCAGAGAAGTATCTTGGTGTTACCACTGTGAGTTTCGACAAAGCCTCTGTCTGTGGATTCGATCATCCGATGTTCTTGCAGTATGCTCTCAATGATGCCAAGTGGACATGGGCCTTGCATAAGATATTCAACAAGAAGATTTATGAACTCGGTATGCAGAGACTGTTCTTTGAAGTCGAGATGCCATTCCAGTTCTGCCTAATGGATATGGAGATCAATGGAGTACTGGTTAATGAAGAGAAGCTGGAAGACCTGAGAGTGAAAGCAGTGGCTACTCACTTCGATCTGT